GGGTGGTTCTTCTTCAACAATAAACGCAATAGAATTAGGAGTATAATATGAATGATTTAAACAAACACAAAGCTGTAGTTGCTTTATATCCAAATGTAGTTTCTATGGTTGGTGATAAAGCATTTGATGTAGATGGAAATGAAGTTTCTATAGATATGTCAACAGTAAATACTAAAAAAGAAGAATTAGATACAGCAGACATAAATCTAAAAGCTAGTGCTAAAGCAAAACTAATAGCAGGTGAAGCATTAACTGAAGAAGAAGCTAATGTAATGATAGGAGGATAACTCCTGTGACTAAAGCAAGAGATATTGCAGACTTCAAATTTGAAAACATAGTTGATACTGGTACAGAAGGTACTAAAGTAGCTTCTGGTACTACAGCTCAACGAGGTTCTACAACAGGTCAATGGCGATTTAATTCTACAACTGGAAAATTTGAGGGTAGAGGTGCTTCTGACTTTTTTTCTTTAGAACCAACACCTACTGTTTCTGGAGTTGATGTAACAGAGGTTGATAGTTCAGCAGGTGGTACTCAAACTTTTGTTATAACTGGTACAAACTTTTCTTCTGGTGGAACAGTATATTTTATTGGTGCTGATGGAACAGAGTACACAGCTAATTCAACAACATTTAACAGCACAACACAACTTACAGCAGTTGAAGATAAATCAACTTTTTCAAATTCTAATGAACCTTATAAAATTAAATTTCTTTCATCTACAGGTGCAAGTGGCGAAAGTGGTAATTTAATCTATCAAGACCAAAATCCATCATGGAGTACATCAGCAGGAAATCTTGGAACATTTTTAGAGGGTGCTTCTGTAGGCACAATTCAGTTATCAGCAACAGACCCAGATAGCGATACAGTTACTTATTCAGAAACTACATCAGCTTTGTCTGGTGCAGGATTATCTCTCAATGGTTCAAATGGTCAAATTACTGGAACGACAGCATCTGTAAGTGGAGATACAACGACAAACTTCACAATACGAGCAACAGCAAATTCAAAAAATGTAGATAGAAGTTTTAACATCATTACCAAAAATCTTAATACTGATGCTCTATTATTTGATGCAACAAATTTAAATAACACAGGTTCAGATACTTTTACCTCTAATACTAATGGTGCTTCTGTTGGATTACAATATGACAATGGTAATGCAATTTCAGTAAATACAGCAGTTACGATTTCAACAATCAATGGTGTTACTAATGGCACACTTGCGAATGGTGCTGTAGTATCAAATCAAACAAATCTTCGTTCACATTACAATAATCCATCTCCTTATGGAGAAATAAATTATGGTAACACATTTTGGTCAACAGCTAAAATAGGTACTCATGGTATAGCAACTAATAATGGTTGGTTTGGAATTTATAGTGGTGGCTCTCCTAATAGTGGTCATATTTGGTACACTTGGGATTTAGGTGCTAATCCAACTGTTAAATTAAAAAGAATGGTTGGAAGATGGACATGGAGAACTGGTAGTGCAAACTTTATTATTTATGGTTCAAATTCAGCACCTAATAGTGGTAATGCTATGCAATCATCATTTGCCTCATCTGGATTAACTAACTTGTATGAAACAAGTTCTTTAGGTTCAACTTTTGATTGGACATTTACTGGAACAACAGACTATTACAGATATTATGTTTTAAGATTAGAAAATAGTGGTGGTACTTACGACTATGGTTTAGATGGTGTTAAATGGTATGGGGATTACTATTAATGCCTAGAAAAAAAATTACAACAAAGGAGTAATATGAGCAAAGGTGATTTAAACAAAGACGGTAAAATGAGTAGCTACGAAAAGAAAAGAGATAAAGCTATTAAGAATGCTATGTCTAAACAAAAAAAAAATAAGTTTCCTAAATTTGGAACAAAGAAAAGTAGTTACAGTTAAACTAATTT